CGGTGGGCCTCCATAAAGGTTTTACCACTTAACATAGCTTTTGTCATTTCATTAATATGGCTTTTTGTATGGCCATGTGTATCTTTATGCCTTTGCAATGCGTCTTTTTGACGTTTGGTTAACCTAACTCTGCGGTTGTTTTTTGTACCCGACTTAATTTTCATTTCTTTTTAGTAGTTTTTTTACGTCTATGTTGATATTTTATTTTAGCTTTGCCAGTTTTTTCTCTTTTAAACCTAGCTTTTTCCGCTGCTGTCATTTCGCCTAGTGTCTTAGGCGTCTTACTTGAGACTCGTTTTGTTGGTCTACAAGCTGGATAACCACGCCTTTTTTTCTCGGCTTGCGAACGACCACAAGGTTTGCCAGTCTTTACGTCAACCCACTTTTCCTCAAGCCAAGTGGTTAAACCACCTTTTACCCTTCTAGTGCTACTTTTTTTTCTTTGCACGACTCTTACCTTTGGCTTTTGGTTTATTGGCAACTATATAAGTACCACCACGTTTTTTATATTCATTAACAAGCCACATATTTGCATAGGCAGACGGATAAACTGAAAACTTGCGTTTAGCTGCAGCTTTTACACGAGCATACAGTTTTGGGTCTGTTGGCTTGTTTATTTTTGCCATTACCTTTTAACAGCTTTTTTTTTACCACCTTTTTTCATGGTTTTCTTTTTTTTTGTACCAGCGTGATAAGGCATAACAAAATTAGCAATTAATAATATAATACCTATTTTTTGCTTTTTCGTCTCCTTTTTTTCTTACCCTCTGCTGTTTGTAATGCAATAGCTACTGCCTGCCTATGAGGTTTGCCCTCTTTTTTAAGTTTTTGTATATTTTTAGAAATAATTTGTTTTGATGTACCTTTTTTAAGTGGCATTTTGTTGTGCTAACTCCTCCAATGTTAGCGTTGTACCGTCAGAACGTACAAAAGTCCTAAAAACATCTGTAGGGTTTTTTGTTTTCAACTCTTCCCTATATATTTTGCTTTTTTCAATACCAAATACTTTATTTTGTGTAGCAACATCTTGTTTGCTTAACCAAACAGCATAATTTTCATTTGCTGGCACTAATTTACCCCTGTCAGACAAACCAGTTTTACTTGGCCTTTGCAAACCTTCAGTAAGATCGTCTTGATCTAAACCAAATCTATCTAAAAACTCATCTTTAATTATCGGAACTATGGTAGAACGACAATTAAAATGTTGTGGTGGTTGTGGCCCTTTGCCCATTTCAAATACTTGCCCATCAAGGCGACCACATATTGCTGAAGTTCTGCTATCTAAAGTTGCTACATATTTATAACGGTCAATCATATCTGCATTTGCCTTAAAAACACTATTTATTGCAGTATTGCTTACTTGGTTAA